CTTTATTTAAATAACGATTATGAAGGTGGCGAATTGGTATTCCCAGAGCAAGGGTTATCAGTTAAGCCAGAAGCAGGCTCATTGATATTTTTTGAGGGAGACTATAAAAAGCCTCACGGGGTCAATAAAGTAATCTCTGGAACTAGGTACAACCTAGTAACATTCTATGAACCAGTCAACTAAATAACAACAATGCTATAATAGACCTATGAGTGGAATACTAGTCCCACTTAAATAAATAACCTATAGGAGCAAGAAAATGACAGACGGATTGAATTTAACAGGATTTAACGAAGTAAAGCCAGCAGTACAGCACACAATCGGAGAGCAGTACGCTGCTGATCCATCAGCAGCATTCCCTGCATCAGATGTATCTAACCAGCCATCAGCACAAGGCCCAAAGTAAAAATGGATCTATTTGATAAAGAAGAAGTAACTGCCCCATCAATGGAAGCAGCTATCGCTGAGGCTGTAAAGCCAGCAGCACCTACTCCCGCACCAGCCCCAGCAAAATCTGGCGCAAAGTGTACAAGAGACACAAGAGGCGAAGCTGATTGTGATGTTAAAGATTGTGAGAACTGCAACTAATGTGTTATGAATGCGGATGCGAAACAACGGGAAGCACCCTAGGAGTAACTCCAGTTACCATTATAGACGTTTCACGAGATGGTGAATCAGGCTTAACGCTAGGCATGGTTTCAACACCAGAGCAGACAAGACAATTTATAAATGAGTAATAGTTTTAAAAAAGAAGATGGTACTGGCATGGTGCCACCAGCAAATGCTGGTGCACCTGCTGGTGCTATTACAAGTAGAGAAACGCCTAAAAGATATCCAAGACAAGGTGTAAAAATAGATACAAACAAACATGGCATTAGAAGAGAGACGAGCTTAATTCCTAAGCCTCCGAAAAAGAGTAACAGAAAAAAGGTTTAACTCAATTGATTATTCAGGTAGTCGGCCTTCCAGGATCTGGAAAAACAGAATTAGCGAAGGCGCTCAAAGAAAGAATTAATGCAATTCATTTAAACGCAGATGAAGTTCGTGCAACAGTAAACTCAGACCTTGGATTTGCCCCAGAGGATCGTCTAGAACAAGCACGACGCATGGGAGAAATGGCAAGACTAATTGCCAAGCAAGGCGTCGCTCCAGTTATAGTTGATTTTGTATGTCCAACTGAACTAACTCGTGCAGCATTTGGAAAGCCAGACATTTTGGTATTCATGAACACGATTGAAGAAGGAAGATTTGAAGACACCAACAAGATGTTTGAAATGCCAACAAACTATGACATTGCTTTTATAAGCCATGAATGGGATGCAAATGAAAAGGCATCGGTAATCATTAATCAGTTTAACTTACATGACTGGTCTGCACCTACAACTCTTATGCTGGGTAGGTACCAGCCCTGGCACGAGGGCCACCACGCCCTTTACAAGGAGGCAGGCAAGAGAACTGACCAAGTACTCCTTGGAGTCCGTAACACCTACAATACAAGCGAAAAGGATCCTCTTAAGTTTGATCAGGTAAAAGAATATATTGCCAAGGATGATTTTATGGACGGGGCATTAGTACTAAGACTACCTAACATTACCAACATTGTATATGGTCGTGATGTTGGATACAAGATTGAGCAAGTAGATTTGGGGGCAGACATTCATGCTATTAGCGCTACGCAAAAACGTAAAGAGATGGGCATCTAAAGTCTGGAACTTCATCACTAAGCCAAGCAAAATTGAGTGGCCATCATGAATGTATCTAAACAAAGATCAGCACTAAAAGCCATTACATGGCGTATAATTGGAACAGCAGATACATTTGCTATTGCTTGGCTTATAACCAAAGAGCCAGTTACAGCAGGTGCAATCGCAAGTTTCGAGGTAGTTACAAAAACAATCCTTTATTACTTCCATGAGCGTGGTTGGAATAAAGTTAGATGGGGGAGAAACTAATGTTTGAATATTATGTAAAGAAAGTAACAAAAGTCGTTGATGGAGATACCATTGATGTCGAAATTGATTTAGGTTTTGATATTTCTTTTAGTTCAAGAGTCAGACTGGCTGGTATTGATACACCTGAGTCTCGTACAGCAGACAAGGCTGAAAAGGCTTTAGGACTAGAAGCAAAGGCTTATTTGAAGCATGCTATTGACTCTGCTAAGAGTGTAGTTATTAAGACAGAAAAGATGGACTCTTCAGAAAAGTATGGTCGTATTCTTGGTTGGGTTTATCTTGATGGAGACACAGAATCCATTAATGACAAGATGATTAATGATGGTCATGCTTGGGGATATATGGGAGAAACAAAGGTCAAAG